GTGGTGCACTGAGCGCTATTAAGCAGCTAGTGCGAATGCAGAACGTGAGTTTGCAATTATTCTTTTTCCCGATTCAAGAGGTACAGGATTCTCTGCTTGCTTCTCCAGCTTCGGACTTACTGTCGAAACCGATCACTCCCGTATTTAATTATGTGGTTTTACGGTGGTATCCTGAGTTAAAGGCCGTTGTTAATAGCTCTCCAAATAGAAGGAGAGTGGTCTTCTTCTATAGATTTTTTGTGTTCCTGGTCCTCATAGAGACGAAGAATGTGTAGGCATGGGTCACCACCGTCATCGAACTCAGCCAACTCTGTCTCCGACATTGGGATGCCGTCATGGGTATCGCAAACTGCCGGTCCACACCATCCCATTACATAACCGTGACTTAGCCATGCATTAAAGTCATCCATCACAACCTCTTTCCTTTTGGCTTATACTCTATTGTATCCTAAAGTGTCGCTCATTGCAAGTTATTGTTTAGGATTTTTTCCTGGTGGCTGCCCTCTGAAAGACTTCCTCGATCTCAAGATCTGTTAGCTTTCCATCGCCAATGTAAGCTCTTGCTATTCCTTCCAGGACTCTTGCCACTCCCAATGCCCCTGCCATAAGCAGTGATTGCCAAAGTTGAATCCCTACGATTGCTCCAACACCTAGCACTGAAAGTGCGGATGCAAAGAATACTGCAAGCATTCTTGCCAATATTTTAAGTAGTTTACGCATGTCTTTTACTCCTTAGGGGTTTAGTTATAGGGGAGTGACACGATTATCGGGGTTAGCTAGATAGACTCCCTAATACCATTATACTAGAGTATATAAAAAATGCGGTTTTTGAACTTGAGAGGGAATAGAGAGGATCGAACTCTCAACAACAGATTGGAAATCTGTAGTTTTACCATTAAACTATATTCCCGCTGCCCCACCTGGACTCGAACCAGGAACATCAGAGTTAACAGCTCTGCGCTCTGCCAATTGAGCTATGGGGCAATCTAAATTACTAACTAACAAGCCTTGCGACTTGGATATTATACTAAGTATACAGGACACAGAAGAGATTGTCAAACAAAGTTTAGACTAATAAAGCTTAAATGCCTGAGTCAAAAGCTTTACTCTGTCCATTGCAGAGTTAGGAGACATTTTGCTTAACAGGAGGTCTGCGATAACATCTGCTACCTCTTGGAATTCCTCATCCCCGAAGCCTCTTGTAGCTAAGGCAGGAGTTCCGATTCTAAGTCCAGAAGTGATCATAGGCGATCTGCTGTCAAAAGGTACTGAGTTTCTATTAACTGTGATGCCAGAGCTATGAAGAAGATCTTCTGCTTCTTTGCCACTAATACTAGAGTTAGACAAGTCTACTATTAAGAGGTGCACATCTGTTCCCCCAGTTAAGACATTTATTCCTCGATCTACCAGTGTCTCTGCTATAACTTTTGCTCCAGAGATTGTTCTCTCTTGACGCTCTTTGAATTCTGGAAGCATAGCTAACTTAAACGCTACGGCCTTGGCAGCTATCACATGCATTAGAGGACCGCCCTGCTGTCCAGGGAACACTGCGGAGTTTATTCTTTTGGCAATGTCTGCATCCTGGCTAAGGATTACTCCGGACCTTGGCCCTCCCAATGTTTTATGAACTGTTGTAGAAACTGCATCAGCAAAAGGGAATGGGCTTGGGTGCAGGTCAGCTGCAACCAGTCCAGAGAAGTGAGCCATGTCTACCCAAAGCTTTGCTCCAACCTCATCAGCGATGCTTCTAAAGGCATCGAAATCAAGGTGCCTTGAGTATGCAGACCAGCCAGCAATTAGAACTTGAGGCCTGTGCTCTAGAGCTTTGTCTCTTACCTCGTCCATGTCTATTAAGTTAGTTAATGGATCTACACCGTATGATGTAGCTTTATAGTTTCTACCCGAAAAGTTGAGCTTCATCCCGTGGGTTAGGTGACCACCGTGAGACAGCTCCATCCCGAGAATAGTATCTCCTGGTGAAGCCAACGCATGAAGCACAGCTGCACTAGCACTTGAGCCAGAGTGAGGTTGAACGTTTGCATACTTTGCACCAAAGAGTTGTTTTACCCTGGAGATTGCTAGGTTCTCTATCTCATCTACAAACTCACAGCCTCCATAGTAACGCTTTCCAGGGTAACCCTCAGCGTACTTATTGGTGAGGACTGAACCCTGTGCCTCCATGATCGACAACGGTACAAAGTTTTCACTTGCAATCATCTCAAGAGTGCTGTTTTGTCTTGACTTTTCTTGTTGTATGAAGTCAAATACCTCAGAGTCTGCCTCTTCGAGTGTCTGATAGAACGTCACTAAAAGTCCCAGTCACTATCTTCTGTTTGCTCGTTCTTAGCAATTACGTAGCTTGAACCAGATCCAGAGAAGAAGTCGTGGTTTTCTCCTGCATTAGGAGCCAAGGCAGAAAGGATGGCTGCACTAACATCGCAAACGTCTTTAGGAAACAGTGCATCGAATCCCAAGTTCATTAGAGCCTTGTTAGCGTTGTAGTGCAAAAACTTCTTTACGTCTTCTGTTAGTCCGACTTCATCGTAAAGCTCTGCAGTATAGCGGATCTCGTTTTCATAGAGTTCCATAAGCATGCTGTAGGCGTAAGCCTTGATGTCTTCTTGAGCTGCAGCATCCAACTTGTTGTAAGCTACTTGGAACTTATACCCAATGTAATAGCCGTGAACAGCTTCATCCCTTATGATAAGCCTAATAAGATCAGCAGTGTTAGTTAGCTTTGCTCTGCTTGACAAATACATTGGCCAGTAGAAACCAGAGTAGAACAAGAAGCTTTCCAACAGAGTGGAAGCTACCTTGCGCTTTAGCGGGTCATCTCCATGGTAATATCCAAGGATGATTTCAGCCTTCTTCTGAAGGTATGGGTTGTCCTCAGACCAACGGAATGCATCCTCAATCTGCTCGGAGGATGTTAGGGTTGAAAATACACTAGAGTATGACTTGGCATGAACGCTCTCCATGAAAGCAATGTTAGTAATAACAGCTTCTTCGTGCTGAGTGATAGCATCTGGAAGAATGCTCATTGACCCTACCGTACCCTGGATAGTATCCAGCATAGTTAGGCCAGTGAACACTCTCATAGTGAGAAGCTTTTCGTTGTCCCTAAGTGTTGACCAAGACTGAATGTCATTGGAGATAGGGATCTTTTCTGGCAACCAGAAATTAGCTGTAAGCCTGTTCCATACGTCTAGGTCAATCGGGTCTTCAACTTTATTCCAGTTAATGGGTCTTGTAATCATAGATGGGGTCTCCTTGTAGATATAAAGTATACCATAAGGTTCTTCATTATAGCTGGCAAGAAACACAGCCTTCCATGTCAGTTCCCTCTAAGGCGTCCTGCCTAATTCTAATGTAATAAATGGTTTTGATACCCTTCTTCCATGCGTAAATCTGTGCTCGGTTGACATCTCTGGTGGTTGCGCTGTCCTTGAAGAACAGAGTCAGAGATAGCCCCTGGTCAACGTGCTGGGTTGCAGCTGCGTAGACATCGATAACTTTCTCTGGACCAATTTCATAGGCATCCATAAAGTACTGTCGGTTGTCATCTGTCATGTGAGGAGCGGGGTAATAGACCCTACCCATCTTTCCTTCTTTACGAATCTCAACTTGAGCTGCAATAGGGTGGATAGAAGACGTTGAGTTATTTACATAACTAATAGAGCCTGTAGGAGGAACCGCTTGTAGATTCTGGTTGTAGATGCCGTGCTCCATTACGGAAGCTTTAAGATCTTCCCAGTCCTTCTTTTTAGGAATCTTAATCTTAGCATCTTTAAATAACTTAGCAACCTTCTCTGTAGCTGGCTCCCACTTCTGAGTGGTGTACTTGTCAAAGAAAGATCCGTCCGCATACTTAGAGCTCTTGAACCCCTCGAACGGAGACTTCTTCTCTATGGAGATCTGGTTAGATGCTTTTAAGGCATGGTACAGTACCGTCAAGAAGTATATGTTGGTGAAGTCCAAGGACTCCTCATCTCCGTAATACATTTCTTGTTTTCCAAAGTAACCGTGCAGGTTCATTTGCCCAAGACCAATAGCCCTAGACTTACGATTACCTTCCGCAACAGACATTACAGAGTCTATGTAGGACAGCTCTGAGACCGCTGTGAGGGACCTTACGGCCACTTCAATGGTCTTACCAAAGTCTGGAGACTCCATGGCCTTAGCTATGTTTAATGATCCTAAGTTACATGAGATATCTTTTCCAATGTCCTTATAGCTCATGTCATTGTTATAAGTTGTAGGAGTGTTTACCTGTAAGATTTCACTACACAAGTTAGACATATTAATCCTTCCCTCTATAGGGTTGGATTCATTTACAGTGTCTTCGTATACGATGTAAGGATACCCCGACTCGAACTGAAGCTCTGCAATACGCTGGAATAGCTCTCGAGCTTTGATCTTGGTCTTCTTAATCCTAGGATCATCTACCATTTCCTGGTACTTCTCAGTAACCGAGATGTCCATCATTGGTAAGCCATACACACGTTCCACATCATATGGTGAGAACAGGTACATGTCTTCGCCATTCTTTGCTAATTCAAGCGTGATGTCAGGTATAACCACACCGATCGATAGAGTCTTGATACGAGTTTTCTCATCAGCGTTCTCCTTCTTTGTGTCTAGGAATCTCATAATATCTGGGTGGTGAGCGTTTAGGTAAACCGCACCAGCGCCCTGACGAGCACCGAGCTGGTTTGCATAGGAGAAGGCATCCTCAAGCATTTTCATTACTGGTATAATTCCAGATGATTGATTCTGAATCTTTTTAATGGGTGCCCCGTACTCGCGAATGTTTGTAAGGTTAAGACCTACACCGCCACCACGCTTTGAAAGCTGCAGAGAAGAGGTTACCGCTCTCGCAATAGACTCCATGTTGTCTTCTACACGAAGAAGGAAACATGAAACGTACTCTCCTCGCTGAGCCTTACCTGCATTAAGAAAGGTCGGGGTGGCCGGCTGGAAGCGTCCAGAGATAATCTCATCGATCACATCTCGTGCTGTCTCGAAGTTGCCTAGCCCTAGCATCAAGCCGTTCATCACGACTCTGTCTTCAAATCTTTCTAGGTAGCGTTCGCCGTCAAAGGTTTTAAGCGCGTACTGTGTATAGAACTTGTAAGCACCAACGAATGTTGGGAACCTAAACTTGTAGGAGTAAGCATGCTTGAACAAGCTTTTAACTTCTTCTGGAGAATAGCTATTGAGCAAACCTGTATCGTAGTATTCGTTCTCTACAAGGTACTCAAGCTTTTCCTCAATGCTGTGAAAGAAAACAGTATTAAGATTGATATGGTCAAGGAAGTAGGACTTTGCTGCTTCCTTGTCTTTCCCAAACTGAATCTTACCGTTCTGGTCGTACATATTTAGCATTGCGTTTAACTCGTGGTAACTGGCTTTATTCTCCATATAGTATTTCCAACCTATTCTTGACCTCTATGACGTCATCTTGTGTACCAAAAATTTCTATTCTAGCGACCAGTGGTACTCCTGCTTTGCTAGATATCATGTGTGCTGCTTTACAAAAATCTTCTCCAAAGTTAGTATTGCCGAAGCCAACTACTCCCTGGAGCTTTTCACGATTGTTTCTGTTATTTAAGAATCTTCGAACCTGTCTTGGGATTGCATGCGTGTCGCTGCCACTACCATAAGTCGGAACAAAGAGAACATAAGGATTATCCATAATAAGAGGCTCGCTATCACTAGACTTAATAGGAATAGGAATAGCGTTCTCATTTATTTTCTCCGCGAATCTCTTGGTGTTACCAGAATAGTTTGAAAAATATACAATAGTTATGGACACTGAGACCTTTCTAGATTAAATTAAACTGACCCAGATAGTCTTCTAAATCTTTTTGCTCTGGCCTATATCTTATCACATTTCTGTCCTTATCCGCAAGCTCTTGTGGTGACTTGGCTCTATCTCTAAACGTGTGGATTTGAACTTCTTGGTTAGTGTTCTTTGGTGTATGGGATATAGCTCCATAGATGGCTCCACAAACAGCGTCTGCTAGGTCTTTGGAGGACTTTCTCGGGTGGTCTACCCTATTACCCTTCATAATCTTTAGCTCTGTTAGCTCTTCAAACAACAAATCAATCATTGGCATCGCTAGTCGCTCTTCATAGATAAGCATTGCCATATCCTCGTAATGTTTCTTGGCTACCGATACCGTCTCAGTTCTGATCCCAACAGACTTTAGCTCATTCTGAATATCAAAGGACTGCCAGCGGTCAAAGGAGACCATTCCAATATCGAATCCTAGCCTGCGTAGGTTCTGAATCCACTGCTTAACCTCTGAAAGATCTACTGGCCCCTCAACACGTGGCTCCCAATAGACTACAGCGTCTACCACTACTACTGGAGCTACCTGCTCATAATCTTTAATTACCTGAATATTTACCCAACGATCTACGTGAGCAATGGCAACAGCACACTTGTCGTGTCGTTGTGCAAGGTCAGCGTGAACATAATACTTCTTAGTTGGGTCTGGCTTAAACGTTTCCTCGAACCTCTTGAAACCGTCTATGGGGTTTCTGATGGTCATAGCGTTTTGGACCTTGTCCCTCTGCTTAAAGAAAGCATCTGAGGAGAACCTTGGAACGCAAGCAAACCTCTGCATGGCATCAGCAAGGTCTGTGTAAAAGGCTATCTTGAAGTCATCGATCTTACGTGTAGGGTTAACCACCCAAGTGGGACGCTTTAGGGCAAACATCCCTGGATACTTGTAAGTAAGGATTGTGTCCTCTTCCCAGTCAATCTCTAAAGAATTTCCTGGGGCGTCTTCTGGCAACTCATCATTCATAATAAACTTGTGATGCTTTATCACTACCTCTTTTTCCATTACGACATCGTCATATCTTTGAGAGATGAAGTCTCCTGGGTAACGTGGAAAAGATAGCAATGCAACCTTACCCAAGTCTGGGAACCGAGAGTCTACCGAAGCACGAAATGCCTTGTATATATTATCTGCGGTCTTGGCCTGCTCATTGCCTGTTCCAACCTCAGAGGCGAAGCCAGAGATCTCATCTAGAACTGCCAAGATCAGGTTTAGGCCCTCGTGAGACTCACGCTCGGAGTGTCCAGAATAAACCGTTATTGAATGGTCAAACTCTATGCTATCCATTTTTGCATAGTACTTACCTTGAAACCAAGGAGACCTTTCGATCTTAGATTTAAAGCCTTTAAAGAAAACGTTCTTTGCCTGCTGTGCATTTATAGCAATGTTAATAATGTCGATGGCGTCTCCGCCGGGCTTTCCAAAATATCTTGCGGGGTCCTTTAAGCAAAGAAGCTTGTACACGATATATGCACAGGCAACTGTAGAGGTAAAGTCTTTTCCGCTACCCTTTCCCAGCTGGAGGATAACTTCGTTCTTGGTATATTTTTTATAGTAGCGAGTGCCCTCTTCAAAACCCATAAGCTCTACGAGGTCTTCTTTTCTGTAGATCTGACTCATAGCTTCCACAATGTCATACTGACTCTGGGATAAGGTCGGCTGACCAAGATAGTCAGTTCCCTCAACAAAGGTCTTGGCGTCTACGGGAACCTCTTCGAATGGGCTATCTTGCAGCGCCTCTAAGAAATCATCAAACACTATTCGTTCACAATCGTAATGGTCTCTCCTGGCTTGGTTGCCTGGGACAGACGCTTCATAATCTTATCTCGAATCTCTGGGTGCTCAGACGCGACATCCTTTAGAATTTGTATTAAGACTTGCTGGCGCTCTTCGATCTCTACCATTTCTTCTGCTAGCTCCTTGTTCTCAAGAAGACCGGCTTTCTGCAACATGTCTATTCTGGTTCGCTCTAGGTCCATTACCAACTTGATACCTGCAGTCTTAGCTCCCAGGTTTGCCACCATGGTTGCCTCGTCGATTACTTCATAAGCCTTTGAGATAAGCTTGCTGTAGTGGGTGTCTGCACCGACAAGAGCTTCCTTAGCTCTAGCACGAATAGCAGCGTTGTCTGAAGCCATGGCTCGCCACTCGTTTAGATAACCCACCACCTTTTGCCTAGGCATAGCTAGCTCTTTAGATATCTGGGTTGGCTCCGATCCAGACAAGTACCTCTCGACAACCTTATTAACGATGTCTAAGTGTTCTACTAGCTGATCCTCAGGGGTTGACACGCTTCGCCCTCTTACCCCTCTGTGGGACTCTCTTAATTCTATCAATCTTAAATGCTCTAAACTGACAAGGGATTCCTCGGACTAACTCAAAAACATCTATCCATGTGCTGCCAGTCTCTGTATTAGTGGTGAGGCCTCGAACCTTAAACTTAGACCCATACTCTCCTCTAACCTTTACAGTATCTCCTGCGCTTATAACAAACCCGTTGATCTCAAAGCTAGGCTCTGTCTCAAAGATGCTGTGGTGAACTACGCTTGAACGCTTACGTCTAGCCATTATACTCTCTCCTTTGCTATCTTCAATAATACCAGATATCCTATTAAGTCGTCGATGTCATTGTCTCCTGGCCAGTCCTGGCCGTTCTGTATCCTAGATA